ATACCATTGATTATTCATTAATATTTTCTAATTTAGAATTTCATATAAAGACTTATAATACGATGGTTGTTTTACAAAATATGCGGCATGACTACTTAAATGATTAATATATTCTGATTGTAATTCATCATGGATAAAATATTTACTTTTCCATATTGGTTCACCATTATAATTGGATCCCAAATACTGGAAGATTTTACCCTTACCAGCATCGGGATTCCAACTATTCACAGGAAACTTGTTAACAGGAAAAGCAGGAATATTTTGAATATCAAAATCATTATTCATTACACTATTAATAAGATCAGATATCCAAGACGACAATGGACTATCCTGACCAACATCAAACTTAAAAAACCATTGGTATGGATTTAATGAAGGATGATCGTAATCATATTCATCATCATCATATTCATTGTCATAATCTTCGTGCATTATTTATCCTTTAAAAACGTGGGAGGGAATCGAACCCTCTCACACAACATAGTTAGATGGGTAAAAACTAGAGGTTATGATCTTAGTCACCAGACTCCACTTTCTTTTTTAGTATCAATACTGATCGTCGTAATCTTCCTCGTCAGCATAATAATCTTCATCAACATCTTCTTCATCATCATTCCAACCCCAATCGTAATCATGATCATCTTCATCATCGGCATATTCATCCTCGCTAAAGGTGGCCGCGTAAAGAGGCTTGAGTAGTTCGCCTTGATACTCTCCAACAACTTCATATTGGCAAGTGCGAAGTTTCTCACAATTACAATCTGTCGGAACGCTAACAACATCACGGGGATTAATCTTGACGATCACAATACGATCACCAGCATCGACACTACCATAACTCGCCACATAGTTCAATGCACCAGCATGAAGTCCATCAGAACATCCTCTGGCACGATCATCATCGACCTTGGCTCGTTGCATCTTAACTATTTGACCAACGCTATTATCAAATACGCCACGATACTTGTCCTTAAAATCATTCCTAACAGCCTTATAGGCAAGGAAAAAACCATCCTCAGTAATAGGTAAATGCTCATGTTCAAGGAAATCATAAAGTTCCTTTTGGCTTTGCATACTAGGATTGTCCATAAGATTATTCAGGAAATTAACAAGAGGCTGGAAAGGCAAGCCCTTGCTCATAAACTCCAGAATACGCTTACTGATACTACCATGAACAACCTCGCCCTCATAGGTGACTTGGCCGTTCTTAATCTCCACAAGACCATCACTAAAACTAGCAACAGCCTTTTCCACATCCACAATATCCAAAAGTTCATCTGCTGTAGCAGTTGGTAGAATCTCTAGGATCGTCTTGTAATTAATATGATCTGGCAAGACCTGATAAGTCTTATTATTAAGCACCAGAGTCAGATTACCATCAACCCACATAAAAGGAACGCTCATTGTAAACTCCTGTTTTCCTGTGAAATTAACCGATTGTGCTACTCAATTGTTGTCTGAATGACTCCACATCATCCAGTTTTTGAAACCAACTTTCTCTACCACCAGTATTGCCATAGTAATGATATCGACTACCATTACCCTCAACCTGTTTTAGAGGATTTGGGTTTTTGTTCAGACTTCTGATGTTGCCATCAACACTGACACTGGCAATAATATACTTGAGCATGGGGTTCTTGTCAAGTTCCACTTTCAAAGTATTTCTTATCGTATCCATGCTGGGCATCTTGTACAAATCACCAGAATTACTCTTAATAATATCTGTATATTTTTCATATGCTTTGTTGTCAGTCTCAAGATGATACAAACAAGCGAGCATATGTAGAATAGTATTATATGCGATATTCATGGTCTTAATCTCTTTACTATCAAGTCCATTGATTCCAATGTCGCTCAATAGTCTGGTAATTAGACCATAATAATCTTTGGCAGAAAATCTACTCATATCAAAGTTATCTCGATGAATAGTATCCGCAAAAAACTCCATAACCATTAGACTATCTAGACACTTGACCAATTCCTTGTTAGGAATATACTTTTCATATTCCAGACCAAAGATATTAAGAATATGATACAGAACAGTCTTGTCTGTTGAACCTCTTCCATAGTAATCTGAAGTGGTTCTATCTTCGCTAGACAATTCTTTCTTACAATTCTCCACCATAGTATTAAACTTAATCATGTCAGCAAACTTGTTCTTATTATAATCCTTTAGACGCTCTTGCATCCAAGTATTAAAATCCACAAGGTTGTATCCTTCATTGACTAGTTTCTGTACAAAATTATGCTTGATAGCATAGATATTTGTATCACCAAGAAAATCTGGAATTCTCTTGATATTGTCACCAGACAATTGCTTATAGATTTCAGTTACTGATGGAAAATTAGTTGTAGAAGCATATCGTAGAATAGGAACATATACGATAGTGTCCTCTTCCAAAAAGTCATCCAGACGATCAGTTGTCATGCTTCTCATATACGGAGAAGAATTATAACCAATAGTCAAAGGACTGGTATTCTTTTGGTCACCAATAATCAAGAAAACATCTTGATCGCTGACACTACCCTTACTACCCTTACTTCCCTTATTCTTTGGTGTTGACTTAATAAGATCACGATAGTCTGATATATTGAGTACATTATCCTCTCCAACATCAGACACTAGATCATCAAAACCCTTAGTAACATTTTTGTGATCTTCTGTGTCTACCATAAGGTATACAAAACAATCATTTTGATTTGAATACTTTGTGGCAATCTTCTTTGCTGTTTCTACTGCTGCCATATCACAGTAGAAGAATTTCATTTCTCCACTCTTTCTTGTGGAATTCCAATATGCGGCTCCCTTACCAGTAAGAGTTTCGTGATGAATTCTATCTGTCAAATAAACCATACGACGAGAACGATAGCCCGCTGTACGATAATTAAAGACATACAGATTCTTACTCTTCTTAAACTTATACTCCAGATCAGAACCTGAACTAATATCATGTACCTTGCCATTACTATCAGTCCATGAAGCACCAACGCCCCATCCACCAGCAAGGTCGTTCAACTGATAATAGGTAGTGATTGCTTCCACCTTAGTTTTAGCAGAGGCGATCTTTTCCGAAAACATATCCTTTAGTTCTGCAAAAATCTCCTGAGTCTTTCGACGAAGATTCTTGATTACATCTTTGGTATACTGCAAACCTTCTCGACTAACATCCATTTCAAGTTCGCCAATACCAAAATCCAACTCAAGATACAGACCATGATTAATTACTTCGCCAACAAAACTCTTCCAAGACGCAATATCCGCCTTGTTAAAAGCCCTATTCCAACGAGCAATATGGTCTGGAGTTTCAGCCTTCTCTTCACCGATCAGATTTTCTACCTGAACAGGATAGGCGATATTACCCATCAGAGCAATAACACCACTATTAATCTTGTGATGATGGTTCGGGAAAAGTCTAGTATCATTATTTAGGCGGCAGACCCTCCATCCTTCACCACTAATAACAATATTTTTATTGTCATAATCCTTAGTGAAATCCCAATGAACTCCACCAGTAATAATTGGCTTAATTCTAAAATAATGAAAAACCCTAATAGCCTTCTGACTAAACTCTGTAAAGTCATATTGCTTAACAGCAAAACTAATCTCAAGACCATTAGGTTCGGATGTTTCGCACGAATGAATAAGGTTCAGAGTAGGAACACCAGCATCATCAATAGCGGCAATATAAGTATATTGAGTGCCATTAAAATAAGAAGTGGTAGTAAAACTCTTGGTATAAGCAAACGGACTCTTAGAACCTAGACCAAGACAACCAACAAAGTCATTACTATCATTCTTATTGGACGCACCGTAAGTTGTATACAGATGCTCCATATCTTTTTGACTAAGACCAGTGCCATAATCACGCACGCTAAAATTAGGATCAGCAGCGGTTGGCAACTTTACAGAGAAAGGATTCTTATTGCCAGCACTAACATGACTATCATAAGCATTTGTGGCAAGTTCACGAATAACTGCCATTACTTTGTCGGAATAAAGAGAATCCGACAAAATCTTAAACATTTTACTGGTTTGTGCAATAGTAAACTGATTCGCACTACTAATACCAGCACTATGAACTTCAACTGTGCGATCTGCCAACTTCATCTTTGTTCTCCAAAATTGTTATCGTTTCCTGTGATGTTCCAAGTATACCATCGGCAAGTCGGGTTGTCAACCTTTAGTTGTTGTTGCGTGTAAAGTTTTTCCTATGCGGTTGTTTATAGATAATACGCCAAGTAAAATAGATAGAATTCCCATATATCTGATTGCTGGTATTGGTAAACAAAAAAACCACAATCCTACGAACATGGTTAAAACAGATGCGACAACCACAAACCACGTTGGAATAGAACTAAAGCCGCTCATCACGAAACACAGCGGCCCCGATATTAATACTACCAAAACAATAACAGATACCAATAAGGCTAAACTAATCATCATTTAAGTCTTCATCCTCTAATGATTCTCTCCACTCTTCATTATCTGGAATCCATCCTTCATTAGAGTCATAATCTTCTTCCTGGTCGTCTAATTCTCCTATCTCAACACTTTCTTCGATAAAAAGAGTTATTGTCATTAACATTTTTAGAATAATATCTAGTTTACTTAAGATTGTACCCACCTCTTTTTTAAGAGACGTTAACTCTTTACCTAGATACGATACCTCCTTATTCAATTTAGTGTCTACTTGATAAATTTCTTTGTGGTTTTTATTTATCTCTTTTAGAATATCGCTAAGATCTTTGGACATTTTAACTCCTAGCTAATTTTATATTGACAATTCCATTTATTATCAACTCTTAGTATTTCCAATACGCCGCTGTGTGCTTCATAATGACAATTTTTACATAATAATATACACTTATTTAATTCTGTTTCAAATAGATGTGTTTTATTATTCCATAATCCAGCACTGATTCTTCTGGATTTAGTTGTCGGATCAACATGGTGAAAATCTAACGACGCACCGCACTTATTATAACCACAATTTTGACAGCCTATATCTTTTTTATATTTTATAAAATTTGTACTTATATTAGATCTATAACAATAGTTTTGATTTTTTCTATTTTTAGCTCTACATACATCGCTACAGTATGTCACACCGGACTTTCTTGCTGACTCAGGAATCAAAATTTTACAATATTTACATTTAATAGGATTATTTTTAAAGCGTGATTTTTTACTATGTTTCTTGAATTTTTCTGGATATAATATTGGCCAATGGGCAGACCGGCATTTGTCTGAGCAATATTTTTGGTTTTTTGATGCTGAATAACTGAATTGATTATTACATTTTAAACATTTGCTAACTTTTTTTGAAAGCGTTAGGTCGTACAGTTTACATATTGTTCTAACATAGTGTAGATTTTTATTATATATTTTTCCAATTTCTGTATAGTTTAAACCTTGCTCTAATAATTGTTTAAGTTCTTTTTTTG